GCATGTGTCGCCCAGTTCCGCTAGGGTTGTAAAAAGTTCCTTACATTTTGCATATCCACGTTTACGTGTGTTATAGCACGCGGTGCCGTTTGCATGGTCATTCAAGTCAATAACTAGGATTGACTTTTCGCTATCATTAAAGCGGAGCAATACGTTTTTTAGTTTATATTCCATAGTATGTTTTTTTAATGTGTATAAGTTCATCACGTTCTTTTTCGTCTTGCGTTCGCAATATTCTATCGTTAAGATATTTTACCCCACCACCACGCACTCTATCATCACGTTTTAGTGCAACCCTCACTGTTGCTTGTTTCCAATTGCGTATTTGTATGTATTCCATACTATAAGATATTCGGGGTGTCTTATGTGTTGCCCCTCGATCTGGATATAGTATATTCNATAGTGATGTCGGTGTCAAATATACTACCTGTGGATAAGTGGTGTCGTTTATAAAGTCTTTATATAGCAATAGTTATACGACTATTGTTTTTGAGTATTGTCTATTTTTTGGGGTTATAACGGTTGATATAGGGGTTGATGGATATGGCGGGACATGGCGCGGGACATGAGTTGTCAAGGGGGGGATGTCATGTCCCAAAATCAGCGGGATCGGGTTGGTACACGCAAAAAAGAGGTTTCGACCCCACGAAAAATAAGGCTAAATCGGGACATGAGTTCATGTCCCGTTCATGTCCCGCCCCAAACGAGCCTTATTTATCAATGATTGCTATTGACAACACAGCATAAAAGCTTGTCGTATTGACCTTATGCCATATGGGTGGATTTCATGCCCCGTTTAAGCCTTATTTTTCAATGGTAAATCGGGACATGAAAAATAAAAACTCATAAAGTGTTTCATTAATTTTCTAAAATAAAAAAAAAAGTTTACAAAAACGCCATGTCCTTTGTCCCGTGTGGTGTAATGTTGTTGGTTGAATCCTACACTGTAGCCCTGTGTCCGGTGTACCTGCACCTAGTGTATGGGTGTATGTACCAGTGCGAGCATGCCATGTACTCATGTGCTAGTACATATATATTTTAAGTTAATTATTATATTTTATTATTAGAGTGGCTCGCATAAGACGGTCGAGGGGGTCGCCCCTTTCCCTTGACCCGGGGGTAATTTTTAAAAAAAGAATCCTCTACCCTCTCAGTAAAACAGGGATGGGTGTTTTTTAAAACAGGGATGGGTGTTTTTTTAAAAAGGGTCCCATAAAAAAAATCCCCCAGGAAATTTCACTTTACATTTTTATGTGGTATAGTTACAGTATGAAAAGACCAAAGGGAGGATCTACAATAAAACAGGTAGCATATGCTCGTAAACTTTTTAATGGTGATGGAAAAAGTAAGAAAGATATTGCTCGTTCAGTTGGATATTCACCGGCTATGGCTAATAATGCCCTTGCAAAGATTGAAAATTCGGAAGGATTCCATAATGCTATGGAGAAGTTGGCTGTTGAATCAAACAACCTTCTTCTTGCAGTAATGGAAGAGTATAAAGCTCGTGGACTTTCAGAGTTCTCAAACAAGGACCTCAATGGTGCACTCAATGCTATTGCTGCTGGATGGGATAGAATTGCAAAAGTGCGTCAGCCTGATAAGAATAAAAATCCAGAAACGAACCCACTTCGTGCTGTGTTTATGCAGAAAGTTGAAAACCAAACTGTTATTAATAATCCACAAGCACCAGTATCCGAGGAGGCTGCTACCGCCTCTGAAAGAGTAGAAGAGAATATTGATCTCGATTTTTAATATATGGATACACGATTTAAAAAAGGTCATAAAATGACTAAAGAGATGAAGAAGAAAATCAGTCAAGCACTTAAAGGTAGGATGAAATCTGCTGATACTTTGAGACGAATGAGTGAAGCGCAGAAAAAAAATAAGGCTTTTGTATCTAAAGAGACTGGTGAAAAAATAAGACAAAAGAAACTCGGAAAGAAAGCTTCAATGGAAACTCGAATAAAAATGAGTTTAGCCCAAAAAGGTCCTAAGGGGAACAAATGGAAGGGTGGTATTACTCCAGTTACATTGCAGATTAGGCACTTATTCGAAACACGACAGTTGGTATCAGACTGTTTTTATAGAGATGACTTTACTTGTCAGGATTGTGGCACTCGTGGAGGAAAACTAAATGCTCATCATATTAAATATTTTTCAAAGATACTAGAAGAGTATTCGATCAAGACTGTAGAGCAAGCACTTCAATGTTTTGAACTTTGGAATCTTAATAACATGAAAACACTTTGTGAAAAGTGTCATAAGTTGATACATAAAAAAAATGGCTAGCCTACAAATAGAACATAATAAAAATATCGTATCAGAATTGACTTCAAATCCTGATTTAATTTACAGCAAAGTTTGGAGGATGAATAACCTATACTTTATAGTTACTAAGGACGGAACAAAGGAAGTTTTCAACATGAACCGAGCACAGAGGGATTTCTTCGATAATTATTTGAGTAAATCTGGAGCAATCTATCATCGACATATTATTTTGAAATCTCGTCAGCTTGGGTTCACAACGTTTATCGACTTGTTTATTCTTGATGAAATCCTTTTCAATTCAAACCGCGAAGGACTTATTATCGCGCACAAGGTGCAGGATGCGACTGAAATCTTTGACCGTAAGATTGACTACGCGATTCGAAATATGGCAGATGATATTAAGGGAGCATTCTTCAAATTGCAGCGCAATAGCGCGAAGAAGATTCAGGTGGTTGTTGACTATGGACCAGATGCTGGTTCTACTTCTTCTATTGCTGTTTCAATCTCAGGACGTTCAGCTACTTATTTCTATGTACACATTTCAGAGTTTGCAAAGATGTGTGTGATGTATCCGAAGAACGCACAAGAAGTTGAGACAGGTACTTTCCCCGCTGTTCCATTTGACGGGTTTATTTTTATTGAAGGAACAGCAGAAGGTATGGCGGGTCGTTTCTACGAAATGTTTAATAGTGGTTGGCTTAAACGAGATCGAATTACTCCAATGGTTTCTCGTGTAGAATTTTTACCTCATTTTTATAATTGGCAATATGACGATATGGAAATGAAAAAGATTACGGAAACAATTCCTGTCACACAGATGGAGCAATCAGAAATTGATTGGGGAGAATATCAAAAAGAACACAATCTTAGTGATGTTGAGATTACGTATTACTATATGAAATGGTTACAGATGGGTGGTAAAGGATCAACTGACGCGCTACACAAATTGCACCAAGAATATCCAACGACTCCTGAAGAAGCATTCCTTTCAACAGGACAAACATATTTTCCAACGAGCAAAGTATTCTCAATGCTGCAGAATGCTATTGCTGGAACCAAGGGAGAATTATTTAAAAATGAAAAAGGCGAAGTAAACTTTTTGGAACATTCAGTAGGACGATTAGAAATTTTTGAAATGCCGAATCCAAATGATCGATATATTATCGGAGGAGACACTGCAGAAGGTCTTGCACATGGTGACTCTCAGGTACTCTATGTTATTAACCATCGTACAGAAAAATGTGTAGCGATATATCGTTCGAATGTTCCACCTGATGAATTTATTACAGAGGCGTATAACTTGGGTAAATTTTACAACTGGGCATTACTTGGAATTGAATCAAACAAGGATGGTCTTTGGGTAAATGACGGGCTTGATAAACTTGGATATATAAATCTTTATTATCGAAAAGCATTCGATGATATTACTAAACAGGTAACAAAATTCTTTGGTTGGAAAACTACAAGTGCAACGCGTCCGTTCTCTCTTGCTGCTCTTAAAGCAGTATTCTTGCGAATGAATGACGGATTTCCGGAAGTAATTCTCACTGAAATGGTAACATTTCTACGAAATGCGAAAGGTCGCCCGGAAGCATTGGCAGGGAAACATGATGACGTTATCATGGCCGCAGCGATTGGGTATTCAATTCTGCAAGAACAAGGGAAATATATTGGTAGTAAAGATTCTGAGAACACACCAAACATGATGCGTATTATATTTGGCGAAGAATAAAAACTATATGATGGCACGAAGAATTAAATCTTTACATTTTAATCTTCAAGAAGGTCAGAATATCATTTTTCATCGTGAACATAGGTCAAAAAAAGGTAGAAAAAATAAAAAACCTACTTCATTATCATTTTTGAGATACAAATTTCAAAAAAAATACGGAAAAGATGGGGATAAGATGTTAAAATGATTGCTTTTAGAAATTACAAGTTATATAATTGACATATATGGAAATTCCAAACGATCCTAACAGTGTTGATACTGGTTCTGATACCAAAACACAAGCTGTTATCGATAAACAAACAATAAAATTTCTTGAAGAGAAGAAAAAGGACATGAAGAAGTCCCAATATCGAACAAAGTTTGATGCTCTTTATCATGAAATCAAAGACAATCTTGTTTCAACAGCTGTTTCATATGGACAAAAACTTTATGAATCAAATGGATGGGGGTCAATGGTCTTTTATAACAAAATGGCTAACGGAGCCTATGACTATAACGTTTATCCACAGAAAATTACTGATCGCGATCAGAATAGATCCGGTGTTCCAGTATCACAAGAACCTATTGCATTCTCAAAAATCATGATTGCAACGAGTGTACTCGCTGGAAAATTACCTGATGCTGAAGTTATAGGTGATGATAAGGTTGCAGTAAAAGCATATTATGAATTGTGGAAACGTACATGGTATTTGAAAGGAGGCAATGGTGAGAATACTCTCACTCTTACATTTCAGAATCTTCTTACCTATGGATGGGCTGCATTTCGTACATATCCACGTCGTGTTTCAGTAAAACGTCAAGGTGTGGATAAAATTCTTTTTGATGATATATATCGTGAACCACTCGACCCTGCTCGCACATGGCTTGGACTTGGATTTACTAATGGAGATTACTGGTCACAATTTGAAGTATATTATGAAAAGGATATGCTCAAGAGTGAGTTCTTTGCAAAGTATCCTGATGCAGTCAAGAATGCAAGATCACTTGATTATTGCTCAACAACAACTGAATCTAAAGATCAGAACCAAGAAAAAGCTCGTCATTCAGTAACGATTGGATATTATGAAAATGTTTTGATGAACCGATTCATTGTCGCATGCGGAAAGATGGTTATTTATGATGGAGAAATGCCAAATGATGAATCATATGGTTCTGTTACTGTTGTTCGATGTTTTGCTCGCGATTTAAATGATCCTCATGGAGTAGGTCTCTATGAATTGATGCGAGGAAATACAGCTTTATTTACATATATTAATTCTCTTAATGCACAACAAGTGGAAGCAGAAATCTATCCACTTCTTTTCGGAGCACAAGTTCAGAATGGAACTGCATCATACAAACGTGGTCCAAACATTGTGAATCCAAAAAATCCGGGTACACAAATTGATGTGGTTCGAACGACTGGTAATGTTTCGCAAGGTATTGCATTTGCTGATAAACAGAAACAAGATATTGAAGAAAATACTGGTGTGAATAATATTGTTGCAGGTCAGAATGCAGAATCAACTCTCGGTTCAACTGTTATCTTGAAAGAAGCAGCCTATAATCGTCTTACTCCTCCAAAAAATTCAATGATGAATGGTCTTCAATCAGATGCTCATATTGCACTTTCATGGATTAAACAGACATATTCAGTGGATAAAGTTTTTATGATGGATAATGATGGAGATGTTACACAATTTGTGAAGCAAAATCCTGATTACTTTATTCAATCAGCAGCGATTACAGATAGTAATGGAAAACCTAAAGGATATGCTGTAACTGCTTCAAAAAATCTTAGACTCAATTTTGATTTTACACCCGATGGAGAAATGCTAGAGAATGTTCCTACGCGAAGTGTATCCGCAAAGATGCTCTTTGATGAAATGAATGCACATGGACATACAAGTGACTATGTCGAATTTGTTATTGATCCTGATTCAATGCTTCTTCCATCACTTGAAATTCAGAAGCAAACCTTTATGGCCCTATTTCCAGTTATTACAAATCAAATTAATACTATTTATTCTCTCCGTCGTAGTGATCCAGAAGCAGCTGCATCACAACTTCGTTCTTTAGAGCAACTTCTTGATATTCAACGTCAAGATATTTATGACTATATTCCAAAGCAACAGTACGATGATATTATTGCTCTAAAACCTTCTGAGAATCTACCACAACCTCCTCCAGATCCATCTTCAATACCAAAGGTTAATGTTAGTATTAAAGCAGATGCAGCAACGCCAAGTGGTCAAGAACTTCTATCAGAAGTGGGCATCGCACCTGCACTGCAATCACAACCTGTACCGCAACAAGATACTGGACAACCGGGGATATCAGATAATCCAAATCCCGGCGCACCACTTCCTGTAAATAATGTTCCACGACCTCAATCACCTATGGGGTCAGCAGTTGACGCGAGTGTTGGTCGTGCAGGTAATCTTCCCTTTTTCCCAGGAAAATAATTTATGAATACAAAAAAACAAATTAAAAATAAAAAATCATTGAAAGATAAACCACTTGCCGATCTTCCTGAAATCCCAGAAAATGAAAAAATTGACCCTGAGATTGCTGTTTTTCAAACAATGAATCAGAATAAGATTGCACTTGCACAAAGTCCTCTTGCACCATATATAGTAGAACTCGTAAAAGATGTTCTCAAACAAGTGCCTCTCGTTGGCAAGGATCAATGGGAGACAATGAAAAATGCAATCATCATCGATACTTCAACTGATATCCTTCGGGATTTGGTCGATCATTTGGAGGAAATTAAAAGAGGTAGTTTAATTGGGAAAAAGTAATGAAAACTCCTGTTGAAATGAAAAAAGAAAAATTTACTCTTCAAGTAAATTATTCTGATGAAGCGATTGAAAAGAAATTGATGAAATTTATTACTCCTTCTGGTGATGAATTTGAAATATCAGCAGAAGAAATGTCATCAATTCTTGTTGGACAAGTAAATGCAGAAACGTTGGCAGCCACTTTCGTTGAACATGATCGCGTGAATGTTGTTGAAGTTGTTAGACAAATTCGATGCATTGCTGAACGTGATATCAGTAAAGGTGAAGAAATTCGATTGGAATATAGACATCCATATCCAATCGAATTTGCATTAATCGAAGAAGCAATGAAAATTGCTAAGATTAATAATGATGTGAAGGTTTTTGAATTAACAAAGGAGTATATGGATGCTGTAAGAAAGAAAATTACACCGCATCAAGAAAAATTTATAAATCATTTTTATAAATTTTTTAAAAATTTATTTAAAAATTAAGAACCCCTAATGACGGGATAGTCATTATAAAGTATGGCATTGACTGATAATCAAAAAAAAGCTAACAAATTAGGTATTAAGTATACTGATACTACTACTGATGAAATGTTGAGTGATCTTATTGAGCAAAAAGAAAGACAAAATAAACAGGATGAACAAGAGGATCAAATTAAGGAAGCTAATGCAAAAAAAGCTGAAACTGCTAAGAAAAAATCTAAACTCATTCTTCGAAATATTGATGGAGAAGATGTTGACGAGAAAGATTATTTCATTAGTGGTGAAGTTGAAAATCCTGTTACAAAATTAAAAGAAAAAGTGATAGCTCCAGCATATTTTAATCAAATTTGTGGAATGCCAGTAGATCGTGAAGATATGATTGAAGTATTTAAGAAAGTATTTGGTGAATCAGCTTCAGAATTTCTATTTTATAAATCAAATAATAAAGAAATTTATATTATCATTGTCCCTCTTCGCAGAGCAACTACTGTTGGAGCTTCTGAAGATAGTCTACCGGGAGATTTTCAGAAACATGCAATTTCTTTTATCGGAGAAGGTTCAGTAAACCTAGATACTTTGAAATTGAAACTTCGAAAAGTATTAACATTTCTTAAAAGAAGTGAATAATAATTTGCATTCTTTTTTGCAAGGTATTATAATTATAAGTAACCATCGTCGCCATGAAACGATATTCATTGGATAAAATATATGGAATCAGAAAACAATATACCGAATGTAGATGAAGTAGCTCTCGATGCAGAATTAAATGCATCTATAGAATCGGTACGAGCTGGAAATGCATTGGTACCAGAAGCACCAGTTTCTGCACCAGTCAAAGTAGAAGGTATTCCAAATCAAAACCCTTCTACGGAAGGAGATCCCAGCACTCCTCCATCTCCCGCAGCAGGAGAAAGTGATCATAATCGAATACCGAACAAAGGTAAATTCGAATCAGATGAGGCTTTCGAAAAACGTATTGAACTGTTTGATCTCGTAAAGAGACGACAAGCAGCCACTACACCTGAAGCAAAGGAAACATTGTCAGTACAAATTAAGACGGCAAAAAGCCAATTAAAAAATCTTGGTGGTACTGATAAAATTAATAACCCATCTAATCAGGTTATTGATCCAAATCCAGTTGTAGAAGATCCAGCTATTGTAGCAGATCGAGAACGATTAAAAGCTCTTGGTGGTGCAACAACACAGGATGTAGCAGAAATCATTAGACAAGAACGTCTTGCACAGGAAACTACCAGTACTCTTAATACTTTTGTCGGAAGACATGAAGAATTAAAAGATCCTGATATGCGTGAAGTTTTTTTCAATTTTGTCGAAGACAACTATGCTTGGCAAGGCAAAACAGGAAAAGAATTACTCACTGTCCTCGAACTCGCGAAAGAAGCGATGTTCAAACCTTCTGAAACAATAGAAGAACGTGTATTAAAGGGTGCAAATGTTGCACAAAAAGTCAATGCGATGCAGTTCCCTGGTGGAACAAGTGCTCGACAAGATTTTTCTCCTGAAGTACGTAAATCTATTGAAGAAATGAAGGCAACCGGAATGTCTGAAGAAAAAGCTATTGAACTTCTTTCTGAATAGGATCATATCCTCAATTAACGATATGTTTCTTCAAGCAATAATTAAGAACCCTACTCGTTCTCTCACTATGCAAAATAAAGCATCTGGGACAGCGACGACTTCTGGTTTGCTGTATGATCTCGTATCTGGTTTGCTTGTAGCGGCGACTTCTTCGTCAACACGTGTAACTCTTTGTGGAGTAGCTAACCAGACAATTTCATCTGGTGATGCACTTACACAATGTCCAGTTTTCGATCCATACACACAAGATATTTGGGTAGCAGATTCAACAAACAACTCAAATGCAGCACATAATGGTCAAGATATGATTATTGGTGCAAACAATGGACTCATTAACAACACAGGTACAACATCTGCTGTTGGTGTAGTACGACAGGTCGGTGTCTATGGTGCAGCTTCTGACAAGAAAATTCTTGTTGTATTTCTTGCAACCAATTAATAATTAATTTTTTGAATAATATATGTACGGTACAATCAATGACTATGCAGTCATAGTCAACAACGTTATCAAATATATCGCTCCAAAAGTTGCTCCAAGTGTTCGATCTGAATATCTTGACTTTATGTACAAGGTAGAAGATAACCAACGTATCTATTCTGATACCGGAGTAACTGGTCTTGGAATGGGTGAAATCATTCCCGATGGTGGTGTAGGTGCTTCAGATGCTCCAATTCAGGGTTTCTCGAAGAACTATACACAAATGCATTTCACAAAGAAGGTTCGTCTATCATTCCAATCAAACTTCTTCTTGTTTGAATCTCCTGCGGCTAAAATCAAAGCAACAGTAAAACAGAAAGTTTTGGAAGGTAAAGATGCTATTGAGCATGCAAAGAACTATCTCGCGCAGTCTCTTCTCTCTCAAGGTTTCGGAACTTCTTTCACTTTTGTGCCGATCAATGCTGTAGGTACTCCTACTCCAATTTCAACAGTTGGTGCAGATGCTGTTCCTTACTGGTCAGCAACTCACCCATCTGAAGATGGTGGACCAACATGGTCAAATGTTATTGTGGATACAATTCCTTCACCACAGTTTACATATTCTTCTTTGCTTGCGGCTCGTCGCCAACAGTCATTGAAGAAAGATGGTCGCCAAATGCCTTTGATGTCAACTCTCGATACACTTGTGTGTCGTTCAGGTTCTATCACTGCTCAGTACGCGAAAACAATCAAGGGTACTATTGATAAAGGTCTTGCTCCTCAACAGACAAACCTCTTCAATAACGCTCCTGCTACAGATACTTTCAAAGTCGTTGAACTTGGTGTATACCAAAACCTCGGTCTTGATGGTCTTATGTGGGGAATGTTTGACTCAAAAATGCTCGGACAAGACTACGGATTCCTTTATATTGAAGCACTTGCTACTCGTGCCGAGCCAGCAGTTGTGGACTTGCTAGGTAACCAAGATCTTGTGTTGAACTTCAACTCTCTTGCAGTATTGGGTGCATCTGATCTTCGTGGTTGGATGTGGTCAGCTGGAAATGGAACTTCAGCAGGTTAATTGTAGTCTATCTACCGGGTACTCCTTTTAGGAGGAGTACCTCAATAGGTAGATCACCTAAAAAACCATTATTAAAAATAATTTTTAAATATATATGTTACAAGATGCCCATTCAAGGAAAATCTCAATTCCAGTATCGGCTCCAGTAGGTGATACGGTTATTATTCTTGCTGAAGCAGTCACAGGAACATTTGATCATTGGACTTATCTCCATGAATTAATTGGTGATCTCTNAGCTACAGGTACATTGTCAGTCGTTGCAATTAATCAGTCAGCAGCAGAACGTATTTTAGCAACATTTAATCTCGATGCAGGTCAGGGTTTGACTGAACAAGATGAATCGGGAGAAGATAACCGTCCTCGATTTGAATTTCTACCTGGAGAAGATGTTGTACTTCGTATTACTGGAGGAAATTTCATCGGTTCTGCACATTATTCAATAAGACAATAATCTTTATGGAAGATTTCACCCTAGCTCAAAAAAAACAACTCGAAACATGGGCAACCAAGAGGGATGAAATCCTTAAGGATATTTCTCGACTTACTATTGATAAAATAGCAAAAGAAAAAGAAAATATTGAATTAACAAATTCAAATACAGATATTGTAAATCAAATCAATGAAGGACGTGGTCGTCTTGCAGAGATTTTGAAGCAAGAAGAGACTCGTGCAACACTTGTTTCACGTGAAATCGTTGAACTTGAAAAACAAAAAACAACTCTTCTTATTGAAATTCCATTAATAAGACAGGCAATCGTTTCATTGAATGTTACTAAAGATACTCTTATATCTTCTATCGAAACTTTAACTCTTGTTCATGATAAAGTTTTTGATAGAACTGGAGGTTTAGAAGCAATTGTTGATCATGTAAAGAATGTGAGTGAAAGAAATTTGAATATGCTTATAAATACATTTGAAACAATTAAAAAAACTTCAAATGAAATTATTGCAGTGAATCAGAAAAATGTTACTGAAACAATGATTGTGATAGATAAACTTCCACGTGCTATTCTTGAATATCGTAGACCAGTTTTACCACAACGAACTATTATGAGTAAACGTATACCAAGTAATACATAAATAATATATGTCATTTTTATCAAATCAAAATCCATCAGGAGGTGGATCAACTGGACCTACAGGACCTACTGGAGCAACTGGTCCTACAGGAGCAACTGGTCCTACAGGAGCAACTGGACCTACAGGAGCAATCGGTGGCTCTGGAACCGCAAACCAAGTCTCATACTTCACAGGAACAAATGCTATAGGTGGTAATGCAAACTTCACCTTTAATCCGAGTACCAGTGCATTGCTCGTAGGTACGTCAGGTACACGAATAGAACTCACGCCAAGTACGAGTGTCTTGAATGTAAAAAGTGCTAGTATAGATTACCTCACTATAGACGGTAATACGAACTACGGACAACTCGGCTATCAGTATGCTTTCTTCAAATCTACAGGAGGAGGAAACATTGACTTTGGAGATGTTAATGACGCATATGGCTCTGGTGGTATGCACGCTGCTTTCTCTGCAAATAATTACTCATTTCAATTCTACAGTGGTAACTATGGTACTTCATTTTATGGAAATCAAGCAGCTCGCCAGTACTACTTCCAAGACTCTATAAACGGTGCAGGTATTTCATTTGACCCTGGAAGTACAAATACTTTGAATCTCTCACTCGGTGGGTATACATTCTTGCAGTCAGACATGAATAATCAAGTATTATTCTTTAAAGATAGTAACACTAACGGAGTACATATTGACCAAGGAAATCAGATGGCTCGCTTTGGTTGGGATTCAGGTGGTAACTATCTCCGTTCTGAAATTAGTGGCAATAGCATGGTGATGTATAACCAAACTACTGCAAACACACAATGGGGTGTAGATATAAATAATAATCCGTATATTAGTTTCGTTAGTGCAGTCGCATCAGATGTAGTAAATATACATGATGGTGACTACCTCCTCAGCGGAAATGAAAATCATGTAAACATGGTGAATCCTAGTACTAGTCATACTTTTATTCTTCCACAAGGTGCGAATATCAAAAATGGTTATACAGTAACGCTCTCAACAACAGACGGAAACAATAGAATCACCATAGACGGAAATGGATATTCTATTGGCTCTCCATTTTCTGGTTCAATCTATTCTCTACAGTTAGAAACAGGTATTCTATTTTCAGATA